CATGCGAACTTGTTCGGGTGGACCCCTACTGAACAGAATTTTCCCTCCAAAAGGGGTGTACTCAAAATAATGACCCCCCACCATTAGGGAACCCTAGAACGGAAAAAATTTTGGGACTTCAATTAGGTCCCTACCTGAAATTCCTCCCCATAAGCCTTAGTCCTGTGCTATACGCGTGCGTGCGCGGTGTAGAGTGGTGAGCATGGAGCATGAGGACTGTCCGGCGCAGGAAGAACCTGACGATCACTTTTTCTATAGAATGTACCAGCCACCAGGTACTTATTTTAAGTCGGAACGAGTTTTCATCTGTTCGGGCTGCGGACACGAACTTGAGGATGACTGATGCCAACGAAGATTAAGATGCCTAAGGGTCAGATTGGTCCTTCGGTGACCAAGAAGATTCTGCCTTGGGTAGAAATTTTCTGGCACACTCACAAGAGGTATCCCACTGATACGGAACTAGCTGCAGAATTTGGCCTGAACGCTGAAGACTTGATGCGTCTCAAGGTTTCCAAGTTCTACAACGAGTGCCTTAAGAATCGAGGTATTCGGCAGGATGAAAGGTTCTTCACAGAAAAGCAAGTTGCTGCAATTGCGCTCCTCACAAATTTTGCGGACCAGCGACCCTCTGATGCAAAACTGGCCGGCATTGGTGTTACCCCCGAAATGTATAACGGCTGGCTGCAAGATCGAGCTTTTAAGCGTGAACTTCAATCAAGAGCGGACGAGATTCTGGATAACGTATATCCCGAAGCACAGACCGCACTGGCTAAGAAAGTTCGACAGGGCGATGTTCCTGCTCTCAAGTTCTACTACGAGATTACTGGACGAGCATCTAGCCCGGAAGCCATTAATCTAAAGATGACTATGGCCAAGATGATTGAGGCCGTCCAGAAGCATGTTAAAGACCCGGCGGTGTTGCAGGCAATTGCTGCTGAATTACAGGGCGTAGCCCCTGTAGCCGATGTTCCCGAAACTGCAATTCCTGCTCTTTCGGTGAAGGAACTTTATTTGGAGTCCAAGAGATAATGGGTACATTTACCTCCATCCTAAACCTGTTCAAGCCTGCAACGACAGACTTCATTGATGTTGTTGCAGACCTGAATGACAATACGGATAAGTTAGAAGCTGCGTTGGGTCCTTTTACAACTGCGTGGATTGCTTATACACCCACGATTTCTAACGTCACTACTTCGGCCGTTACTGGCAGGTATAAGCAGATGGGCAAGACAGTTTTTGCCCACGTTAGTTTTACTCTTTCTGCAGCACCTACTGGTGAGGTTCAGGTTACTCTTCCTGTACCTGCTAAGGGTATTACTCCTTCTGGAAACCAGACTTGGGTAATTGGCAGAATTGGTGGTCTTAGACAGGGATCATCATTCCGTTATGCTGAGGTCTGGCCTTTTGACTCTACCCACGTTAAGTTTATTGAAAATGCCGGTGGTGGTAGTTCATGGGCCGCAGGTGTTCCTGTTGCCTGGGCCAACACAGATATCTGGGAATTTCAAGTTATGTATGAGGCTGCGTAGTGAGCGCTGACAGCTCTATTTTCCCCGATGATCCGTTTGGGCCAATTAAGAAGCCTGCCCAGCGAACTTCTCCGCCCCCGGAGGAAGTCGCTCGCTTTCACGCGCGTTCAGATGTAGATTCTTCTCAGACTGCTCAGCACCACACTTTAGGTGTTAGACACGACCAGGCTTCTCCGGGTGACCATAAACACGAAGGGCAGGGCAGTCGTTTAATTATGGAAGGCATTACAGTCTCGGGTGCTAAGGGTGGAAATGCCGCACTTGCTGATCTAATTGCCAAACTATCTGCCGCATTAGGTTTTACGGACTCTACCACCTAAGGAAATCATGCACGACTACTACGCTACCATTGTTAAGGTTACCGACGGTGACACAGTTAAGGCTGTCGTTGACGTAGGGTTAGATACCTTACGGAAGACGACGTTTAGGTTCTCGGGTATTAATGCCTTTGAGATTAGGACGCCGCTAGGCCCTGTAGCCAGGCAGTTTGTTATCGACTGGTTCGCCAAGCATCCTAACTTTATCATCTACACTGTCAAGGACAGCAGCAACAATGATCGTACCGAGAAGTACGGGAGATATCTCGGGACGTTTATTGATGGTGATAGCAACCTAAACGAATTACTGATTGACAGTGGGTTGGCGGTACATTATGGCACGACCTAAGAAGAAGCCTGAAGAAGAATTCTCACTAGACAAGATGCTCGCCAACATTGCTGGTGGGCTGAATACTGCTGCCCGTAAGCCTAATATCTTTGGATACGTACCTCACGACAAGCAAGTAATGTTTCACTCTTCTCCCAAAAAGGGTCGTCAATATGTTGGGGGCAACAGATCAGGTAAGACGACGGGAGGGATTGCGGAAGATGTTTATTGGCTCACCGGTACACATCCATATCGTCGCACCCCGGAACCGCCAGTCATCGGGCGAGTATGTACCGTTGACTTCAAGAACGGGGTTGATAAGATTATCCTGCCAAATCTGCGCCAATGGCTGCCTGTCTCGGCTCTGATTAATGGTTCTTGGGAAGATTCTTACAACGCCGCTAAGCATGTTCTGAGACTAGCGAATGACTCAGAACTTGAGATTATGTCCTATGAGCAGGACCTAGATAAGTTTGCTGGTGTTCCGCGACACTTCATCCATTTCGACGAGGAACCTCCCAAGAATATCTTTGGTGAGTGTAAGGCTCGTCTTGTTGACTATCGTGGAGCATATTGGCTAACCATGACGCCCGTCGATGGTATGACCTGGACTTATGACGAAATCTATGAGCCAGGCATTACCGGAGAAGATCCTTTGATCGACGTGATCGTCGTTGATATGACTGACAACCCGCACATTGATCAGGAGGAAATTCAGGACTTCCTTTCAGGACTTGATAAGGAAGAGCGTATTATCCGTGGTAAGGGACAGTACATTGCGATTGGTGGTTTGGTATTTAAGTACTTTGATTCTTCGGAGCACGTAATCCCTGCAATTACTCGTCCCCCTGCTGGGTGGGTTGTTTACGAATCTCTTGACCATGGATTCAATAACCCTACGGCATGGTTGTGGCACGCTGTTTCTCCGAACGGGGACGTTGTAACTTTTGCGGAGCACTACAAATCAGAAATGACGGTAGAGCAACATGCGATGGTTGTCAAAGCGAAAGAACAGCATTACCGCGAACAGTTTGGAATTGTTCCTTACTTACGCATCGCCGATCCTGCTATCAAACAGCGATCCGCAGTTACCGGTTATTCTATCCAAATTGAGTATTCCTTACAGGGACTTGATCTTGCGTTGGGACAGTTGCGTAATGTTGACGCAGGTCTCAACCGTATGAACACCTACTTACAGAACAACAAGTGGTTTATCACAGAAGATTGTCCCAACTTGCTCAAGGAAATGCGTAAGTATAAGCGTAAGACTTACATGTCTGCCAAGATGGGTGAAAGAAATAACAAGTACGAAGAGCCAATGAAGAAGGATGACCACGCTATTGACTCTGCCAGATATTTCTTTTCTTTCATGCCAGAACTTGCACCGCTACAGCAGGGCCAGAAGCCCACCATGAGCAAGGCGGAGATTGCTAAACTGATGGGGGCAGGGACGACGTTCAATCCTGCGCGGCCCATTCAAATTGATCCGTACGCATCGTATGTTCAGATGCATCAGATTCCGTACGACGAGTACGTAGGAGAATATTAATGGTTAAGGATGTAGACCCCGCTGAGGTCACGGTTCATAACACGGTGCTTGACCCGCCGTTAATTGATCCGCTCAACCCTCACGTTCGTCCCAAGGATTTAGACCCGAAGGTTAATGGTCCTTTCTTAGACGACATTCGTAGAGAGCAGGCTCGGGCTAGTAGAGAGGCTCGAAATACCGTCAAGGATAAGGAGTAACATCATGGGTAAGAAGTTAGATGAGGCAGTAGATAAGGTTCAGCAGACTTCGTACGAGCACCCTTATGGTCGTGCGGATTTTGAACTTCGTCTTGACCCGCAGGTCAACGGTCCCTTTTTAGATGAGGTTCAGACCGGTCACGAGAATGCTCGGCGTAAGGGCGATTCTGTGAATCATTTAATCGCTGAGGGTAAGGCTGAGCAGGTTTTCCGTGCCCGCGAAACTAAGGGTGACCGGGAAGCTGCTAATCCTGCCGTTCGTCGTGAGGCTCAGAAGAAGTCTGACGCGGCTGCCAAGAAGACAACTACCAAGAAGGCCGCTGCTAAGAAGGCGCCCGGAAAGAAGAAGTAATGGCTCTTTCAGAGTCTGATCGAATTACGATCACCAAGTATCCTCCGCTCCCATCTAGTTGTGCAATTTGTTTGTTCAGCGCAGATGGGCAGCGGGGATTCTTGGATTTCCAGATGAGTCTGGATTATTACGGTGCCGTTGTTATCTGCGAAGAGTGCGTAGCACCTGTAGCCCAACTGTTCGGGTACGTTCCTGAATCAGAGCTTGAGGAAATCGGAATTGACTTAGCAGCCACTAAGTTAGACCTAGAAAGAACTAGAGAACGTCATGCAGAACTTGAACGCACTTTGGATTCTCTGTTTGCTTTTCGCCCTTCTCTTATCGGTAACGATTCTGTTGCTGATGAGAAGCCAGTTGAGTCTGCTACAGAAGACCCTGGACAGCCAGAACTCCCAATTAGAGCATCGGGAGAAGATGATTCAGCAACTTCTGAACCGACTTCAAAGCGGAGACCTAAGAACGTTTCACAGTTTAGTCTCTAGTACAGAACCGATTCCAGAAACGGCTTATCAGCCACGAACGGACGTAGCAGAACTTGAGATTTTAGCCTCAGCAGAGGGTATTGGACAGGAAATTTACGATGACGGAAATGCCGCAGAACTCGCCGAAGTCCTCGGGGAGTTCGGTATCAGATTCCCTCAGTCAGACTAGGGAAGAGAAGGAACGTAATCAGCGTATTGTTTCCTGGGTTTCTGAACAGTTTGTGAAGGCCAAGGAAGCCCGTTGGAAGGCTGAAAAGCAGTGGTACATGAACCTTGCTTTTTACTTTGGCCAGCAGAATGTTGCAATGAAGGGAGGTACTGGATCACAGGATCGTTCATTCCAACTCTACACTCCACCTGCGCCATACTATCGTGCGCGACCGGTTATTAACCATATCCGCCCTCGGATTCGTACGGAAATGGCAAAGCTGACGGCCCAGAAGCCTAATGCTTTCATCATCCCGGCTAGTTCCGACGACCGTGATATGTATGCGGCTAACGCAGGTGAGCAAATCTGGGATTCCCTTTACAGGTTCAAGAAATATCATTCCGTTCTGAGGAGGGCCGTCTTTTGGGCCTCTGTAACAGGCAACGGCTTTATGAAGGCTTATTGGGATGAGTCTAAGGTCGATTTGATTACAGGGGAACAGGGCGATATCTGTTATGATCCGGTAACACCCTTCCACATTTTCGTGCCTGATCTAAAGGAAGAGGATATCGAGAGACAGCCTTGGGTCATTCACGCTCAACTGCGTTCGGCAGATGAGTTGTCCGCCATTTACAAGCAGCCTATTTCGTTCGAGCGAAACAACGGCGACTTGTTAGAGGATTCATTCGTTAATGTGATGGGCATTCAGCAGTGGGAGAAGAACAAGAACGTTCTTGTCTTAGAGTGCTGGGTCCGTCCTAACGTCATGAAGGATATGCCCAACGGCGGTATGTATGTTGTTGCAGGCAACAGAGTTGTATATGGAGAAGAGGGCTGGCCATTCGACCATGGAATGTTTCCTTTTGCGCACATTGGCCATGTGCAGTCCGGTAAGTTTTACCGTGATTCTACCATTGTTGACTTAATTCCGCTGCAGCGAGAATACAACAGAACGCGAGGGCAGATTATTGAGGCCAAGAACCGTATGGCAAAGCCTCAGTTAGCCGCGGAACTTGGTTCTATTGATCCTACTAAGGTGACCTCGGAGCCGGGTCAGATTATTCTTTATCGGCCCGGTTTCCAG